ACCTCAGCGAAACTGACAACATTATCAAACTGATAAACGATGAACTTCTCTGGCTAAATGAAAACCGGGAAGCCATCTGCAAAGGGGTGCCGGCGCTGGAAAATATCCTAGATGACCTAACCGCGCTGCACATGACCACGCTCTATAAACTGGAAAATCTAAAATAACCAGGGAAATCAAATAGATGAACCAAAAACAGGTTAATTTAAGCGGCCTTATAAAATGGCCAGCAGATAAGGTTGAGCGCCGCCCGGTTGCCGCGCTGATCCCATATGCCCGAAACGCCCGCACTCACTCCGACGCTCAAGTTGCCCAAATAGCCTCGTCAATCAAAGAATGGGGCTGGACTACTCCGGTGCTTATTGATCCCGAGGGCAGCATTATTGCCGGCCACGGCCGCGTCATGGCGGCGCGAAAGCTTGGGATTACCGAGGTGCCGGTGATGGTTGCGGAAGGCTGGACGGACGCGCAAAAGAAAGCTTACGTCCTGGCGGATAACCAACTAGCCCTTAACGCTGGTTGGGATTCCGATTTGTTGGCGCTTGAATTAAAAGATCTGGACGCAAACGGGTTTAAACTGGACCTGATTGGCTTTGATGATAATTTCCTTGCCAACCTTTTGACCGACAAAACCGAGGGGCTTACCGATCCTGACGAGGTGCCGGAGGCGCCGGCGGATCCGGTTAGCGTGCTGGGCGATGTGTGGGTGATGGGCAAACACCGGATCATCTGCGGCTCGTCCACGGAGGCGGATGTGGTGGGCCAGCTGCTGGGGGATGTGAAGCCGCATTTGATGGTGACGGACCCGCCTTATGGGGTGGAATACAGTGCAGATTGGCGAGATGCTGCTCTGGGTGGGAAAGCTGGAGGGCGGGCCACTGGTAAGGTTTTAAGTGACGACAAAGCCGATTGGCGCGAGGCCTGGGCGCTGTTCCCTGGCGACGTGGCCTATGTCTGGCACGCCGGAAATATGGCGCACGTCGTTGCCGAGAGCCTGCTTGCTTGCGACTTTGGGATCAGGGCGCAGATCATTTGGGGTAAGTCGCAGTTTGTGATCGGCAGGGGCGACTATCACCCTCAACACGAGCCCTGCTGGTACGCCGTCCGCAAAAATAAGAAGGGCCACTATGACGGTGGGCGCAAGCAGTCGACGTTGTGGCAAATCGAGAAGCCCCGCAAATCCGAGACTGGCCATTCGACCCAGAAGCCGGTCGAGTGCATGAAGCGGCCTATTGAGAACAACAGCAGCCCAGGGCAGGCCATCTATGAGCCCTTCTCCGGTTCTGGCACGACGATTATTGCCGGGGAGATGACGGGGCGGAGTGTTTATGCGGTGGAGTTAAATCCGGCGTATGTTGATGTTGCCGTGCAGCGCTGGCAAGAATTTACGGGGCAAACAGCAACGCTTGAAGGCGATGGCCGCACGTTTGCGGAAATAAAGGGACAAAGGCATGGAGCCTAAAGAAAAGCGCCCCCGCGGTAGGCCGCCGCATGTTCCTACTGATCGTGACCGCAGGCAGGTTGAAGTCATGACCGGCTTGGGTCTTACGCAAGAGCAGATCGGCAAAATCTTGGGCGTGTCAGAAGATACTTTGCAGCGGCATTATGCTGATGAAATAGCAAACGGAGTTGCAAAGGCAAACGTTCAAGTCGCGCAAAATCTATTTAATATTGCGACAAGCCGAGATTCTGGCGCAGTAGCGGCAGCCATTTTTTGGATGAAGACACGCGGCAAGTGGCGGGAAACAAACCACCTCGTGCATTCGGGTGACGATAAGGAACCACCCATCAAGATCGACGCCAATCTGAAGGGCCTTTCTGATGCTGAGCTGGACCAGATGCAGAACCTGTTAGGGAAGGCGTCAGGTAAGACGGAATGAACGCTACGCTCAAGCCCGAGGTGCTGCTGGATGCTATCAAGCGCGAGCAAAAGCGCCGGGCTGCCTCTGCGTCATTGTATGAGTTTGTGCGGCAGGCTTGGCACGTTGTTGAGCCTGGGGTGCCTTTCATCCCGAGTTGGCACATTGAGGAAATCTGCGAGCATCTGGAGGCCATCACCGCCGGCGAGATCCGCAAGCTGCTGATCAACATTCCGCCGAGGCACAGCAAATCGACTATCGTCAGCGTGATGTGGCCAATGTGGGAGTGGTTGACCGACCCATCACACAAATACCTCTGCGCCAGCTACAGCGGTACCCTCTCTATCCGCGACAACCTGAAAGCGCGGCGCCTGATCCAATCGCCCTGGTACCAGGAACGCTGGGGGCATATGTTCAAGCTTGCCGGCGACCAGAACGCCAAGCAAAGATTTGAGAACGACAAGACCGGCTACCGGCTTGCCACGTCAGTCGGCGGCACAGCCACGGGCGAAGGCGGCAGCAGGCTGATCCTCGACGATCCGCACAGCGCCCAGGAAGCCCAGTCAGACGTGATCCGCGACTCGGCCCTGGAATGGTTTGATATGGTCTGGTCAACCCGGCTGAACGACCCCAAGAAAGACGCGATGGTGACCATCATGCAGCGCCTGCATGAGCGCGACATCAGCGGCCATATCCTTTCCGACATTGGCGGGTGGGAACATCTCATGATCCCGGCCGAGTGGGATGGGATCAGACGCAAGACCAGCCTGGGCCCCTACGATCCGAGGCAGCGCAAGGGCCAGCTGATCTGCCCGGAGCGATTTGGCGAGAAAGAAATCACCGAGCTGAAGCAGCTCCTGGGCAGCTACGGCACTTCAGGCCAGCTTCAGCAGGATCCGGTGCCGAGCGAAGGTGGCATCCTTAAAACCAAAGAGTTCCAGCTTTGGCCAGCCGATAGGGGGCTACCGCAGTTCGAGTATGTGTTGCAGTCCTACGATTGCGCCTTCACCGAGCGAACCTCGGGCGACCCCACCGCCTGCTCTGTCTGGGGGATATTCAGCCACAACAGCCAGCGCAACGCCATGCTGATTGACGCCTGGGACGAGCATCTGTCCTACCCCGAGTTGCGGTCCAGGGTGATCAAGGACTGGTCAACCGAGTATGGCGGCACTACGGTTAAGGATGGCCTTCGCACCGCCCGCCGGGCTGACCGGATCCTGGTGGAAGCCAAGGCCTCTGGGCAATCGCTGCTGCAGGATCTGCGTTTGGCCAAGGTGCCGGCCATTGGGTACAATCCCGGCAACGCAGACAAGATCAGCCGGGCGCATCAGGCCAGCCCCACGCTGGAGATGGGCTTCCTCTGGCTGCCTGAGAGCGGCAAGAACAGGGGCCAGCCCGTCAGCTGGGCGCAGGCGTTCCTGAAGCAGTTGGCCAAATTCCCCGTGGCCGAGCATGATGATTATGTGGACACGTTCAGCCAAGCCGTAATATACCTGAAAAACGAAGGGTGGTTCGATTTGCCCCAGGCCCGTGACCGGGACGAGCCAAAGCAGTTTAAGAGGGAGCGGATAAATCCGTACGCGGCATGACAGAAACCGCCCATCTTTACCGATTAACTTCGCCTTCCGGCAGGATGTATATTGGCATCGCCAAAAATGCCCGCAAGCGTTGGGTAGAGCATTCTTATGACGCTCGTTGCGGGTCTAGTTGCGCTCTTCATAAAGCTATTCGTAAATATGGCTTTGATAAATTTAAAAAAGAAATTTTGGTAACATCTACTTTTTCTTATGTTAAAGAGATGGAAGTAAAAGCTATTGCTGCGTATTCCACGATGGCTCCCGCTGGGTATAACATGACTGCGGGCGGTGATGGGATGATTGGGTATATTCTTACTGATGATGATAGATTAAATATGTCTTTAGCTCAAAAAGGTCGTAAACACTCTGAAGAATCAAAAAGGCTGCGATCTGAAAAACTAAAAGGGTTGCCTCTTTCGGAAGCCACAAGACAAAAATTGAAAGATGCGTGGTTGCGGCGAAAGGCTGAAAAACCCATGACTGTTGAGACTAAGCGTAAACTTAGTTTGGCCTCTACTGGTAAAAAGCACAGCGTTGAAACAAAAGCCAAGTTGTCCGCTATTCGCAAGGCTAACCCAATTAGGCGAAAGGTTTCAAAAAATGCCGTCTAAAAAGCCCATCTGGGAAAAGAGCCGACCCAAGGGCCTGGGGAAACCCAAGGGCCTGTCTGACGATCAGAAGGCTTCTGCGAAGGCCATGGCCAAGGCGGCCGGGCGCCCTTACCCGAACATGGTCGATAATATGCGGGCGGCGCACAAGAAATGACCAAGCGCGTTGATAAAGATGCCATGGCTTGCAACAAGCCGCATCGCACGCCAAGCCACCCCACCAAGTCGCACGTCGTGAAGGCATGCTATGACGGCAAAGAGAAAGTCATTCGCTTTGGCGAGCAGGGTTCCAAGACCGCCGGCAAGCCCAAGGAAGGCGAATCGGAACGAATGAAGACCAAGCGCGCATCGTTTAAGGCGCGGCATTCT